ATGCCTTCGTGCTTTTTCATAGCACCCTTAGACTTGTACATTTCGCCCTTCATAGACATGCTGATTGCCTTTCATTTTGAGTAATTAGAAAAACAGATTACCACACATCAACAATCCCATTTGAGTAATCCTGCCTTAAATAGAACGTCACGTACATTCAACACTACACGATGTTTCACACCTGGCAACAGCACTACCCGATGCTTACCGATGTCAGCCTGCACCCGTTTAGTTACCTCGATTTCGCATGTCGGTTCAAACGGTTTCCATGCGCCAGTAGACCTATTGGTAGTTGGTTGCACAATCTGTAACAACTGATCGGCTGCTGTGTCCCAGTTGAACGCTGCCGTTTGTGGAGCTGTCAAGGTTGCCTGACGACGGTACTTGTCACGGTTGTTGTATAAGTCTTTGATGGCTTCAGCCAATGCTTCACGGTCAGGTTCATCCCAGTCACCCATATTGTGCCAGTCACCTTTGCTTGTAGGGACACTGGTTGTGGGTATGCGATGGGTGGCAAGATCAGCGAACTCTCGATGCCCATGAGCGTTAGACAGAATCGTCGGGATACCTGCTGAGACAGCCTGCAACGGCATTAGACCAAACCCTTCGCCACGGGACACCGAAACGAACCCATCCATAGAGCGAACCAAATCACGTTCCTGTTCCACGGTCAACCATTCACGATGGATTACCACATTCGGGTGATCCAAGTTCTTTGGCGCAGACAGATGAGGTGGCACAATCTTGATGTGTAGTTCTGCGTCAGGTAACTGCAACTTGTTAAACACTTCCAGCACCACGTCCAACCCTTTGCGATACCACTCTGAGCCACCACACATGATCCGGAACTTGCCGTCAGGTTTGTCCTCCGATGGACACCAAACTGCACGGTCAACACCCAACGGAATCATGTGAACATTGTTGTGAAACTGGGAAAACAGATCATAGTTGTGCATAGATGGCACAATCACCGTTTCAATCAACGGCATGTATTCATAAAACTGTGGTGGCAACCAGTTTGTTTCCCACATGGTTAATACCGACACCCGTTGATCGGCAAACCAGCCTGTAATCAAATTGGGTCGTAACGCAAACACCACAGTCTCGGCACGGTCATCAAGTGTTACCTTTTCCGATAACGCAGTCTTCAACCCTTGCACCATTTTCCCGTAACCAATATGCGGGATGTCCACACCTTCAATACTTAAAAGTCGGGAAGTATCCCTGATTCTGCCTGCCATTTTTCTTGCGCTCTCGATTCCACGTTTGCGGCACCATCAATTTGTTTTGGTTGGATACCGTCTTGACGCAATCGTTTGTATGCGTCTAAGTCCTTGTCTAGCACACGCTCTTTTTGGATGACAGAAGCAGACCGTGAAGAACCGGAACGGGTAGGCATAAGTTCTGCGCTAAACCCAACTGCCGACACTTTGCATCCGAAACAACCCTCAACATCCAAGTATGGATGTGTCTCTTGATGTTTAATCATTCTATGTATGCTCCGTATCCTGCTGCTGTTAACGATGCTACTTCGGCATCAGTTACCACAATGTCATGCCCACCGTAGTACACTTTCAAAACAGTTGACATAATTTCTGGTTGGTTTTCTGTATATGACAAGTCGGTTAACTGAAACACGTTGCGACCTCTAGGTGTGGCGGCTCGATGCACGGCAAGTCTGTTGGCGAGGCGTTGTTCCCCAGATAGACGGTTGCCTTTAATGTCAAAGTCTTTTAGGACTGGTGTAACAAAGTTGTCGGTTGGTGTACGAAAAATTGCCATCAGGTTATGTACGCTCCAAATCCGTCTGCTGTGAGTTCTGCTTGTTCTGCATCTGTTAAAAAGTGGTCACGCCCACCATACCAAAGTTTTTTTACTTGGCCTGTGTCCCGTTGGTCAACTGTGGTGTAACTGTTATCAGAAAGTTTGTATAGGTTTAATGCTCGAACGTTGTCTTTGATATATGAGCCTAAACGGTTTGCGCCTTTAGTGTCGTTGAAGTATCCGCCGACATACTGATAACTGTATGGCACACGGAAGATGTGGGATTTCATCCACACAGCAAATGTGTCTACAGTTTGTCCTGTACCTGTGGCTGTTCTGACCGAAACCCTGGCACCGACCGTAGTTGATGTCCCCGACGCTGAACCTGTTGCCGTACGGATAGCCGTGATGTAGGCCGTTTGCGATGACGTTCCTGTGCCTGCGCCCGTGCTAGTTCTAATAACAACATGAAGGGTAATTGTACTTGAAGTTCCAGTACCTGATGCTGTGGCGGTACGCACTCTTGATATGACTCTTGTAACAGCAGATGATCCTGTGCCAGCAGATGATGTGCCTGCACGAATAACTGTGAGTAGTTTGACAGCAGTACTTGTACCTGTGCCTGAACCTATAGCGGTGCGTACACGGGTGACTAATTGAACTACGGTTGATGTGCCCGTGCCTGAGCCTGTGGCGGTGCGTGGAGCAACATGCAGTCCGATAGCAACACTGTCTGCGGTGGCATTACCTGAACCTGATGCGGTGCGAGGACTTACGTGAACACCCGTAGCCGAAGATGTGCCTGCGCCTAAACCCGTAGCGGTGCGTGGTGCAACATGCAAACCCGTAGTGGTAGATGAACCAGTACCAATGCCTGTAGCGGTACGAATACCAATAACAATCCGTGTAGCAGTACCCGAACCTAATCCGCTACCAGACGCGCTACGAAGCCGTGTAACGAGATGAACCGCAGAAGATGACCCAATACCGCTACCTGTGGCTGTAGACGACTTAGATTTGAAACCTGATGCGCTACCCGTACCTGTGCCACTACCTGTAGCCGTAGCAGATACCGTTGCAAAACCTAAATAGTATGCGCCACCAAAACGGTACGGAAAACTAAAGTCAGTAAGATTACTTAAACGAAGTTGTGTGACAACTTGACTGTTGGTAGATGAACTTGTACCAGCAGACGCACTAGCAGTTCGTTTAACAATTTCTGTATACCCATATTTATAATACGGGTGAGTTGCAACAAACGGTTCAGTGAACCCTGTTACCGCTGTAATAGCCACTAGGGGCTACCTGCCTAGTCGAGCGACAGGGTAAGCGAAGTGATTTGAAAGGTATCGCCAGCCGTAACCGAAGCAGAAGTAGACAACGCACCAGACCACAACGGGTTACCCGCAGTCAACGCATCCCACAACGACCAATGGGTATACGTTTCAGTAGTAGAAACGTTAGTCCAAGTAATCGTTGCCGAAGTAGCAATCGCACCAGCCGAAGCAGCAGACCACGCAGCCACAACACGGGTGGTATTAGTAGCAGCAGCAGTCGTGGCATCCTCGCCAGGGTCAGCGGTATGCAACTTCACATAACTGTTCGTTGGCATAGTCCACGCTGCTTGACCAGTCGTATGACCCAAAATCTTTAACTCTGCATAGTTGGAAATTGACATAAAAACCTTTCGACAAAAACATCATACACCAAACACAAATGGGGTGGCACCAAGGTCGAGGGGAACCTGGGCCACCCCACAATGTGGAGGACTAGCGCAACCTAATTAGGAAGCGTTTGTACCAATGCTTGATGCGCCATCAATACGACGCAACGAGGCTTCGCGGAAACGACCGTAGCCACCCAACCAGTACCAACCGATTGGATTGAAACGCATGAGCGAGTCAACCACAGGTCCACGAACAACCTTCGGAACAACACCGTTACCGTCGATTGCTGAGTAAGCCTTAGCCAAAGCCTGGCGACCCATCATCAAAGTTGAGTAAACGTCAATTGTTCCGGTTGTGCTTGTGCCGTTTGATGCGTTAGCGGTCAACGGTGCGCGTGGTGTTTCAATGAAGCGAACCGACTCAAAAGTACCGATTTCAGCATTGTAAATGTTTGCTGTGTCTTGGTAGATGTGTGGTGCGTTCCATGCGGCTGCGCCAGTTTCCTTACGAAGATCGTACGAAACGTCTGGGTGAATGTAACCCATGTAGTAGCCGTTGAAAGTTGCAACGTTTGCTGCACGAAGTGCCGCTGTTTGCTTACGGATGTCGTTTGCAGTCAAAATGGCATCAGCCTTAACTGTGACAACGCTTGTTGGAACTGCTGCACCACCCGAAGCGTAAGCCACGTTTGTGCCGCCAGCCAAAACTGACTGAACAACTGTGTCAATTGAAAGACCAGCGTTGTAGCCAATAAGGTTTGCTGCGGTTGCATCAACATCCAAGAATGCTGTTCCACGAAGTTTTGCTGTCGTGTTAACGGTGTTGCCGTATTCGGCAAGGGTTACAGTTACTTGACTGTCGCCCATAGCAACTGCGGTAACATCCGAAGTTTCGGTGAGTGTTGAAGTTGCTGCTGCCAATTCGGAGAAGATCGTGAAGATCACCGAAGAACCAGGCATAGCCTGATTGGTTGCTTGGACATCTGCTGCTTGGTCAAACAAGAGTTCTGAACGGAGAGCGAAATACGCCAACCGATCATACGCCGCCTGGTCAACTGATAATGAACTTGCCTGTGTATACGCCACTATGTTTCCTTTGGGGTAGCCCCAAAAGGTAGTGCGCCTACTGGGGAGTGATTAGTACTTTTCTGCTTCTGCTCTTGCCTGAGCCAGCAAAGCCATCACTTCATCCGCGGAATTAGCGTTATTAAAACGCTGCACATAATCCACCGGTGCATCACTAGCCTCGCCCGCACGACTGGCCTGAGCCACCCGATTCCATGCCTGCTGTTCGGCAGCCACTTCTTTTTTCTGTGAAGGTATGAGACTTGCTTCTTCGGCTGCTGCACGTATTGCTTCGGCTGTCAACTCACCGTCGTAACCTTTAACAAAGTATTTGGCTGCTGCTGAATCAGGATCAACTCCCGCTTTAACAAACGCCAACTCTCGTTTGGCTGCGTCGGCTTCTTTGGCTTGCGCCTCTAGAGCCTTGTTCCGATCTTCCAATTCACGCATTCTGGCGCGTACTGGATTACGTGTCGCTTGGTCTTGTGCTTCATCCTCAAACTCGAAGTCTGACTCTGACATGACCCACTCCTTCTGCCCACACTCTGACCGGAGGGTTCAGAATGGCTGCAAATCTCACCCCTTTTAG